CTAATCGCTAGTAACCGCCATGTGTTTCGGAGCCCCCAAAGCCCCCAAAATTGTTTACGAAGGGCCAAGCCAGAAAGAAATTGACGCCAACAATGCGGCGTTAGATCAGTTCAGAACTGATTCGGAAGCATCAAATCAGGCGTTTATGACGCAAATGCAAACGCAGATTGATGCAGCTAATCAGGAGATGGAACAGCTGCAGGCCAAATTTGAAGCAGAGCAATCAGCAGCACAATCAGCAGCAGCTGCAATGCAGACTGAGGCTTATGCCACGACTGCATCAATGACTGAAACCCCAGAAGGGGCGCAGACGACAGAGACAATTAAGAAAAAGAAATTGCCTAAATCGACGCTCAAGATTGCACGCAATGCGTTGCCTTCTAGTGGCGGCACTGGCCTCAATATGGGAGTTTGATCATGTGCGCAGGTCCTATTAAACGCGGTATTGACGACATTTCTGGCAAAACTGCTGCAGAAAAGCGTGCGAAAAAAGCGCAAAGGAAAGCTGACAAAAAGGCTAAACGCAGACAAGAAGAGCTAGACCGCTTGGCGGCCGAGCGTGAAGCGGCAGCTGTTGCCCAACAGCAACAGATGGAAGACATGCAAAGGCAGCAAGATGAGCGCGTGGCACAGCAGCGAGCGCAAAAAGCTGAGCTTGAGCGGCAACACGCTGCTCGCATGGAACAGCTAAAGAAAGAGGGCACGGCTGCGACAGCAACGGCTAGGTCGTTGCAAGTGCTGGCAATGAAAAAGCAAACAAAGGCGCCAACAGCAACGCAAACAAAAGCTGTCAAAGGCACGCGTGGCGCCAAAACAACCAACGTTGGCCTGCGCATCGGTTCTGGCAGCCGTGGCACAGGCTCAGGCGCAAACCTCTCGGTGTAAAACATGGAATCAGCAGAACAGTGCTACCGGCGCCTGCAGTCGGATCGCGATCACTACCTTGACCGCGCACGCGTTGCCGCACGGCTGACGATTCCGTATCTGATTCCAGAGACGAACGAGCCAACGGCAAACCACAAAGAGTCGTATGCCGTGCCGTGGAATGGCATCGGCGCACGCGGATGTCTGAACCTTGCCAGCCGCATGTTGTTGGCATTGCTACCCCCAACGCAGCAGTTCTTTCGTTTCTCACTTGACGAGGCAGAGCTGGCCAAACAAGGCGTGCCGCCTGACCAAAAGTCGCAAGTAGAGGAGGCGCTAAGCAAGGTCGAGCGCCTAGTGCTGCGCGAGATCGAGGCCAGCAACGATCGCGTCGTGTTTCATGAGGCGTTGTTGCATTTGATCGTTGGTGGCAATGCGTTGCTTTACGTCTCGACGGAAGGGCTGCGGGTGTTTCACCTCAACCGCTACGTCTGCTCGCGTGACCCGATGGGCAACCCCTTAAAGGTGGTGACGTGCGAAGAGCTTGAGCTGGGGCAGCTGCCAAAGAACGTTCAAGAAATTTGCTACCAGGAAGAGGACGAGCTGCAGGGCATCGTCGACCGTGACTACAAGCCAGACGGCAAGGAAAAAACGGTCAAGCTCTACACCTACATCCGCTGGGAAGAAAACACTGTCCACTGGCACCAGGAGGTCAAGGGACAAATCGTTCCTGGTACGGAAGGACGGTCGCCTAAAGACATCAGCCCATGGCTGCCGTTGCGTATGACGCATGTGGCAGGTGCCCCATACGGCGTTGGCTATGTCGAGTCAGCCGCTATTGCTGACCTGCAAACGGTTGAGGCGTTGTGCCAGGCCATTGCAGAAGGCAGTTTGGCGAGCAGCAAGGTGCTGTTTTTGGTTAAGCCAAGCGGCGTGACTAAGGCTGCTGACCTGGCCAAGGCGCCAAATGGTGCGTTTGTCACTGGTGATCCCAATGACGTGTTGGCGTTGCAGGTGCAGAAGTCGACAGACTTGGGCGTCGCCATGCAGGGCAAGCAGCAGATCGAGCAGCGACTGGCCACTGCGTTCATGCTGGCCAACATGCGTGACGCGGAACGCGTGACAGCGGAAGAGGTCCGCTTGCAGGCGTTGCAGACGGAAAACAGCCTCGGGTCAATCTTCTCGATTCTCCAGGCAGAGTTTCAGGTTCCATACGTCGCACGCAAGCTCGACATCCTGACGCGCGCGGGCAAGGTGCCAAAGATGGACAGCAACCTCGTGAAGCCAGTGATGACAGTTGGTTTGGCCGCTGTCGGTAGAGGCAATGACGTAGAGCAGCTCGTTCGATTCACCACAACCCTGGGTCAGACCATCGGACCAGAAGGTCTGGCTCAGTTTGTGAAGCCATCAGAGCTGATCAAACGGCTGGCTTACAGCATGGGCATCGATGTCCTGGGTCTGATCAAGACCGAGGAAGAGCTGGCTGCTGAGCAGCAGCAGATGCAGCAAATGCAAATGGCCCAACAGGCCATGCAAGCCGGGATGGCAGACCCGCAAAAACTCGCCAACGCCGCGTCCATGGTTCAGGACGCAGCACAACAAACCTCTGAAGACCCGCAATGACCACGACCCCAAACTCTCCGCAAATCTCCACGCCCGAAGCGAACGCAGAAGGCATGGTGGCGCCAGGCCAAGAAAACATTCTGGAGGAGTACATCCAGGAACAACAGCAGCAGGGCGATCCTGAGCTGCTGGCTGGCAAGTTCCGCAACCAAGACGAGCTGCTTAAGGGCTACGAAGAACTGCAGCGCAAGCTGGGCCAGCAAGATGCGCCAGCAGAGCAGCAGCAAAGCTCTGAGGGTTACACCCAGGAGCAGGCTGTTGAGGTTTACGGGAAAGAGGCTGTCGACTCACTGCAAGCCAAAGGCATCAACCTGGCTGAGGTGATGTTTAAGGCCGACGCTGGCGAAGACATCAGCAACACCTACGACGATCTGGCCGCGGCCTTCAATGTGCCCCGCCAAGTCGTCGAGAACTATGTGTCAAAGGCGCAGGCTGGTGGCAGCGAGGACGCCGGACCAGCCGAGCTGTCCAGTCAGGACGAAGCTGACATCAAAGAAATCGTAGGTGGCGACCAAGGCTTCACCGAGCTGTCGGAGTGGGCGCAGGCCAACCTCGATGAGTCAGAGCTAGACGCCTACAACGCTGCGGTCGATAGCAACAACAAAATGGCCATCAGCTGGGCATTGAAGGCAATGATGGCTCGCAGAGCGGCTCCTGGCGCCGTCATAGAGCCAAAGCTCTACGGAGGTGGAGACGCCCCACAGACCACACGCTTTGAAAGTCAGCAGCAAGTGCTGGATGCAATGAACAAGCGGAACGAACGTGGCCAACGTTTGTACGACGTTGATTCTGCGTATCGCAAGAACATCGAGAAACTGCTGGCTGTTAGCGACGTTTTTTAGTACCGTCGTTATCAAGAACGCACCCAGCGTTACAGGCCCTTTGCGAAGGACAACCTGTCAATGAGGGGAGGGGCGCTTACCGCAAACTTCTACTTTTTGAGCCGTTATGGCTAATCCTGTTCTGTCCCGTGGCGGTCAGATTAAGGGCACTGCAGCAACTTGGGGTGCTGGTGCTTCTGGTCTTGATGCTGATCGCGCGTTGATGCTCAAGCTGGGCGCCGCTGAGGTGCTCGATAGCTTCGAGCGTTCAACTGTTTTCAAAGGCAAAACTCGCGAAAGAAACATTCGCGGCGGAAAATCTGTTGCCTTTCCAATTACTGGCCGTCTTGCCGCTAGTTATCATCAACCTGGGACCGCAATCACAGGCGGTGGCAATGATCCAAGCGACCTGAATGAGCGCGTAATTACACTCGATGCTCTCATGATTGCCGATGTGGCAATCCTGGAAGTTGATGAGCTTATGTCTTACTTTGATGTAAGGCAAGTATATACGTCGGAATTGGGAAGGGCCCTCGCCACCGAATACGACAAGCGTGTTGCCCGCATGATTTTTGCGGCTGCTAGCAACACCACGCAGCCTCTGGCCAAGACCATCAACGCCCACAAAACAGGCAACAGCCTGACTCTGGGTACTGACTACACAGGTTCATCTGCAACCCGTCAGGCCAAGGGCGATGCTCTGGTCAACGCGATCTTCGACGCTCGCGTGGCCTTCGAGGAAAAGGACGTGCCAATTGACGGCATGTGTGGCGTCTTCACTCCTGAAGATTACTTCCTTATTTCTCAATCAAGCCGTGCCATCAACGCCGACTTCAACGGCGGTGGCGGTGGAAACGGCACCATTGCCAGCGGTCAGACGCTGCAAGTGGCTGGCATCCCCATCCTGATGTCTAACCACGTCACCCAGTCTGCTTACACCGCAGTTGCTGGTGATCACAACGCCGACTACGCGCAAGACCTGAGCAAGTGCAAGGGCCTGATCTTTAACAAGGAAGCCGTCGGTGTGCTGACTCTGCTGT